CTGATATTTCTTTCAACAAGAAACCTTTATCACGCAGTTTAACAACTTGCTTTCGTAGTCTAGCAAGCTCGGAAGTGGTCAGTTTTCGGGTGTCTATTTTTTCGTTCATTTGGTAATTATATCAGATAATTATTGCCGCCGGGTTAATACTCAAGGATCGCTTGCGCATATTAGCCAGAAAGGAGAGGGTGCATTGAAAAATATCGATCAGTTTAACGAAGCAGTAGGACTAATATTCGCAACCCTGTATGAGTCGTTTCCAAAAAGGGTCGAATTATCATCTGGAAAGATCGCCCAGAAAATTGACGATTTTGACTACAGACAGGTTAGTGATACTATTTTTTGGCTTTCAAAGTACGGATATATATCGGTCGGCCGACCAATGATTGAGGCCAGTTATAGTCACTGCACTCTTACCCCTCTTGGATTACAACTATTAAATGCGGTCCCAGACAGCCTTAAAGAAAAGCCTGCTACCTATGGCGAGTTATTGTCTGATGCTGTGAAAGACACTGCTTTAGAGCAAGGTAAGAAAGGCTTAGGTGAACTTGCAGCTAAAGCGATTGCTTATGGTGTGACAAGCTTGGGAAACTTGCTGTGAGCAATATTAAACATACGAATTTAAAGGAACTGATGTGGCTGAATTTATCTTAGAAACAACTTATGAACTAAAATACGATGTTAAACATAAGGTTCCGATTGATGAAATCATTGAGTCTTTAAAAAGCGTCGAGCATCTTCTTAAAAGGACGCCTGCATTTTTAGAATTACACTATAAGGGAATTCATTTTGTCGACTCAGAAGTTTTCGTAACCTCCTTAGAGTCAGGTAGCCTTAAGGAAAGCTACTGGTTTAAAATGCTTTTCAAGACTGATGCCGACGCTGAGAAAGCTGACGAATTGATAGACAAGGTATTGAGGGAAAACGATGTGGTTAAGTTAATAGTAGCTGTAGGTATGGGGGCTGTGCTGACTTATGGAGTAATGTCTGCTTTGCCTTCAGGCTCCCCATCAAAGCACATAGAGGCTTACAACAATACCATCATTAACATTGGTGCTGACGCTAATTTTACTGCTGATGATGTTTCGGTTGTGTTGGAAGGTATGAAAGATAAGAAAGCCCTTGCTAAACATGCCGTATCAGCTCTGACACCAACTCAAGCTGATCCAAATGCTCGCATTGAGATGAACGGCATTGAGGAGCTAACGATTCCTTCTGAGTACTTCCAAGAGGCACCTAAAGAATACGAACCACCAAAACCCCAAGAGGTCTCTAAAAAGTACGACAATGTTGATGTTGTAATCTATGCTAGTGACCAAGATAACCATGAAAAGGGTTGGGCTGGCATTGTTCCTCAGCTGGTTGAAGGACGTACGCCTTTTATTCTTAGTGGACTGCTAAATCCAAAAGACCTTCACGGTAAAAGAGGCTTTAAAGCTGACATTGAGATTACTGAGAAATACAATGCTCGAACTAAACAATACAAACCTTTTAAAGTCGAGATTAATAAGGTTTACCCTATAAACTCACGTTAAGTATTTGACCTCTTTTTTTAATACTTGGTCTAGTAACCCTGCTTGTAGTCTTCTTTTGCATGGAATGTATGGGGAAGTGAGTTTATTCTGCATGGGTAAATGTGTGATTTATATCTGGCATTAGCTATACGAATGAGCACTTAACTTTACTGCTTGACACCTTGATAACAAATAACTAACCTAAATCTCATATTCCAGATTTCCGTCCAGAACCCGCCTAGTGCGGGTTTTGTCGTTTCTGGGGAAAATTTTGTGAGCTGGCATGCTCAGTTAGCCGTTGGTCGTTCATTCGATCAGCGGCTTTTTTATTTCTAGGAATCAATATGGGCTCAAATGATCCTCTTTTACATGCTCTCGATCAGCAGCGTGAGGAATCACGCGAGCAGTTTGCAGAGCTTCGCAAGGCAACAGCAGAGTTAACCAAGTCGGTTTCTAGCTTTGGCGCTTTAGTTGCTCGATCAGAAGAGCGGCACATTCGCCAAGATGATGGTTTAAAGCGAATGGGTAAACAGCTTGACGACCATGAGCAGCGACTTAGAACTGTTGAATCTAATGGTCAGGTGCAGCGAGGCTTTGTGTTAGGGGGCTGGAAGGTCGTACTAAGTGTATCTGCGATCGTTTCGTTAGCTGTAACCGTTGGAGTGAAGTTTATATGATCACTAACGACAACTTTTCTAAAGCGTTCGATTTAGTTCTTAAGCATGAGGGCGGATACATCAATGATCCGCGTGATCCAGGCGGCAAAACTAAGTTTGGTATCAGTGATCGCCGTGATGGTGTGATCGATGGTCTAGCCGATTTGAATGGCGACGGCACTGGTGACGTTAAGATCGAAGAAGTCACTAAGGAACAAGCCGCTCAAATCTATCGCTTGGATTACTGGGAATCTTGCCGCTGCGACAAGCTTCCCCCAGCACTGGCAATTGCTTTGTTTGATACCGCTGTGAATTGCGGTAATGCTCAAGCAATCCGATTCCTACAGCGTGCCTTGCGCATCACTGACGATGGGATCATTGGTCCAATTACCCTTTCCCATGCAGGTAAAGCTGACACGGCTTATCTAGTAACTTCTTTCCTTGCAGAGCGACAAGCGCACTATGCCGCATTGTCTACTTGGAAAATCTACGGACGAGGCTGGACTCGCCGTGTGCTTGATGTGGTTCACCAATCATTAATGCTTTTAAACTAGCAAAGGGGGATAAATGGTATCCGTAATTGTGAGCGCTATCGCTGGCGCATTCTCTAGCGGTGGCTTGGCTGGGATAGCAGGCCGTATGGTCTGGGAGGCGCTTCTTGCGCTGTTCCTTAAATTCAACTGGAAAGTGGTCATTGAGCGAGCGGTTAGCCGACTCGTAGCGAAAGGCTTACACAGCCTAGCGTCAATGAGTACGAACGATCTAACACGGGAAACCGTGAGTGACATTCTTGAGCAAATGGGCAAAAACCGATTACCAAAGTTAAAGGAGACCAGTGACGTGCTGAATAAAAAGCACGATCCTGGCTGAATGCGTTAATTCAAACCGCTCAAGATTTCATAAGTCTGCGCCTCAGTAACTAAGTTGCTGGGGCGTTTTCTTATGGTGCTTTAAGCAACTAAGGATTTTGAAAAATGGCTAAGAGCAAATATGACTTAGAAGCGATTGAGGCCGACTACCGAGCAGGTCAACTTAGTCTGCGCGCAATCGCAGACAAGCATGGTTGTTCAGAAGGTTCTATTCGCAAGTGGGCGCTAAAATATGGCTGGAGTCGCGACCTAAGCGAAAAAGTTAAGGTTGTTACTAAGGCTAAAATCGCTAAAACGCACGGCACTCGCAATGTGCCTCCGCGTGAAGATGGTCAACCGTTTACCGAAGAACAGATCGTAGAGCAGGCCAGTAATAGCGCCGTTGAGCTTTTATCTAGTCACATTCAACAAGCAGCTGACTTACGCGGCATTCTTAGTAACTACACCGGATTGCTTCGGGATCAGGTTAGCTCAGGGACTATGACCATCTTGTTAAAAGACGGCACTCCCGCAGATGTAGACGTAAACCTCGAATACATCGGCAAGTGTATGAACAGCGCTACTCAGTCATTCGAGCGCTTAGTAAAGATCGAACGCCAAGCATTCAACTTGGATGACGAGAAAGACAGCACATACGAGGATGATTTAGAGGAACTTGGCAAGGGGCTTTAGATGGATAAGGCAGAACGCAGGCGCTTAATTAAGGCGTTGCGCAAGGATTATCCTACTTTCGCGTCTCGCTGCCTTAAGATCAAAATCAAAGCCGGTGAGATAGCGCCGTTTGAGTTTAACGCGGCACAGGCTCACATACACAGTGAGATTGAAGATCAGCTAAAGCGCATTGGTAAAGTGCGTAAAGTTTTGTTGAAAGGGCGACAGCAGGGCGGCTCCACGTATGTAGCAGGGCGCTATTACAAGAAAGTGACCGAAACGAAAGGTTACTCTGCATTCATTCTGTCTCACGAATCCAAGACAACTGGCCGTTTGTTTGAAATGGTGCAGCGCTATCACAAGCACTGTAATCCGTTCCTAAAGCCAAGAGCCGGTAAAGACTCAGCGCAGGGCATGAACTTCCCGCGTTTGGATTCAGGCTTTGAGCTGGCGACAGCAGGTAACAAAGAGACGGGGCGTGGCTTTACATCGCAACTGTTTCATGGTTCAGAGGTCGCGTTCTGGCCCAATGCTGATGCAATCCTAGCCGGTATCTTGCAAACATTGCCTGATGTACCTGGCAGTGAAGTGGTACTTGAGTCCACGGCCAATGGCGCAGGCGGTATCTTTTACGAATATGTACAGGACGCTCTAGCCGGACGTGGTGAGTATGAGCTGATATTCGTGCCGTGGTATTGGCAACCAGAATACAGAGCGACACCACCGCCAGACTTTAAGCGCACCGAGGAAGAAGAGCATTTAGCTGATCTTTGCCTCAACCACCCTGATGGCCCCAAGTACAGCCACAAGCTAACCGATGCGCAAATCTATTGGCGTCGGAATAAAGTCTACGAGCTTAAGAGCCGCGACAAATTCAAGCAGGAATACCCGTGCTACATCAAAGAGGCGTTCCTGTTCTCTGGTCGTCCAGTGTTCGACCCGAACCACACCGAAGCTGCATTTAGTGGCTGCAAGATCCCAATAGCTCGTTATCGTGTCACTCCTGAAACCGGAAAGATGACGCTTAATAGTGAGGGCGAGTTCACGATATGGGAGCGTCCAGAAGCAGGCAAACACTATGCAATAGGCGCAGACGTTGCCGAAGGCTTAGAGGGTGGAGATTGGTCAAGTGCTGACATAGTAGATGAACACGGCAATCAGGTAGCCCAGTGGCATGGTCACATAGACCCCGACAAATACGGCGACATTCTTAATTGGATCGGCAAACGCTACAACATGGCCTACATGGGTGTTGAGCGAAACAATCACGGTTTAACAACTCTCACACGCTTACGAAACATGAACTACCCGAACATTCATGCGGAAGAAGACGTGCAGCGCAGCGGTGGCGAGAAGAAGACACACCGCATTGGTTGGCTAACCACTAGCCGAACCAAACCACTGATCATCGACAATCTAGCGGCATTGCTTCGAGACAAAGAGAGCGGCATTCGCAACAGAAAGACGGTCGAGGAATGCCAGAGCTATGTTATCCATGAGAACGGCAGCTATGGCGCTCAAACTGGTGGATTCGATGACCGCGTTATGAGTTACGCCATCGCCCAAGAGATGGCAAAGCGAATGCCTAAGATCACGATCCCGACACAAGTTATTCAAGATCAAGCAGACCACTTACATCATCCCGTAGCAGACACAACAGTTGGTTATTAATACATGAGCAATCCTACAGACTTCGATCAAGCCGAGACGTCAGAAAGCCTAAGCGATGCGCTTGGCACTAAGATTCGTGGCATCTTTGCGACCGCAGAGCGTGAGCGCCGTGATTATGAAGACCAATGGCTATGTGATTTACGCCAATTCAAAGGCATCTACGATGACGAAGTGTTGAAAGCGATTTCAAATGGCCGCAGTAAAGCGTTCATTCGCCTGACTCGCGCGAAAGTAAAAGCAATGGATGCGCGTCTTATGGACATTCAGTTTCCAGCCGGTAGCCAAAAGAACTACCGACTAGAGGCGACACCTGTGCCAACCATTGATCCACGCTTACGTGAGGCCGTTATCAATGAATGGATGCGTCAGAACGAAGGTCAGATACCAACGCAGGAACAGATCAAGGACATAGTTGAAGAAGCGGCGGAGGAACGCGTTGAGGAAATGTCCAAGGAAATGGATGATCAGCTAATCGAGACGTCATACCGAGAGGTATGTAAAGACGTGATTCATAGCGGCAACCTGTTTGGTACTGGCGTCCTAAAAGGGCCATTGTTTGAGACGCGCCTTAAGTCTCGCTGGATTGATACCGCCGAAAGCGTATCACTGATTGAACACGAAGAGCTTAAGCCATTCTTTGAGTTTGTGCCGATCTGGGATATTTACCCAGACATGAACGCAATGAGCCTAGAGCAGTGTGAGTACGTGATACAGCGTCACACTATGCTGGCATCTGATCTGCGACAACTGGCGCGCCGCCGTGACTTTGATCGTAAGAAAATCAAAGAGTACATCGCTGCTAACCGCTCCGGTGATAAGTCTCAAGTTAAGAACCATGAGCAGGAACTGCGCTGGATCAACGGCAATAAAGATAGCGTGTCCCAGACCAGCAACAAGCAATACGAAGTGCTGGAATATTGGGGCTATGTTGATGGCCAAGACCTAGTGGACTTAGGTGTGGAAGGCATCGATGATGATGCTCTTGATATGGAGTTTGAGGCAAATGTGTGGGTGCTTGGCAATACAGTAATAAAAGCCGAGCTAAACCCAACCGCTCACGATACACGCCCATATCACTTCTATTACTTTGAGAAAGACGAGACAGGTATCTTTGGTGTTGGTTTGCCGTCCATCCTACGTGATACGCAAACTATGTTTAATGGTGCGATCCGTATGGCGATTGATAACGCTGCCATTTCAACAGGCGCACAGTTTGAGCTTGATACAACATTACTAGACTTAAACCGCAACCCAGAGCCAACTAAGATTTACCCTAACCGCGTTTGGTTCCGTACAAACGGTGCCGCTGATAACCGTCCAGCAATGCGAGCACATACGATACCGAATAATACACAGCAGCTTCTTAGCCTGGCATCCCTTGCCAAAGAACTAGGTGATGAAGCCAGCACAATGCCATCGTTTATGGGCGGTAGTGATGCCGACGTAGGTGGCGCAGGCGATACAGCAAGCGGACTATCCATGTTGATGGGTGCTGCAAATATTACCGTCAAAGACGTGGCCATGAACTTTGATAATGGCATTACTCAGCCTGCTATGACTTCGCTGTACAACTGGAATATGCAGTTTAGCGACAAAGAAGAAATCAAAGGCGATATGAACATCAAGGCTCTTGGAGCCGTGTCGCTAGTGGCAAAAGAGGTGAAGTCTCGCCAACTAACAGAATTCTCTGTCTCCACTGCAAACCCAATGGATGCACCGCTAGTAGATCGTCGTAAGTTGCTTGAAGAGCGACTAAAAGCCCTAGATCTACCAACTGACATTCTGCTTTCAAAAGAAGACACCGACTTGATCAACGCACTACAGAAAGAAAATCAAATGCTGACGCAGCAGTTACAGCAAGTGCAACAGCAAGTAGGGGGCGTACCAAGTGCCTGATTTAAGCGAAGCCATCAAGCAGGTAAAAGAAAGCGAGAACGCTAAGCGACTACTTAAAGAGCTTCTTGCAGCACAGCAAGAAGACTGGAAAGAGAAACTGGTTGGTGCATACGGTGACGACATTGCCAAGCTACAAGGCGCAATCATTCACACGCGCATACTTGCCAGCCAGCTAGAAGAATTTGAGACGACTCTACAGGAGCAGTCTTACACCTAATGCCCCTCATTAGAGGACAGCAACCAGCCCACCACGCGTGGGCTTTTTTGTATCTGGATACTACGAAATAGCCCGGAGAGATATAGCGATGCCTAAAGATCAATTGGAACAACAAACTGAGCAGGATGAATTTGACGCCGCATGGAATGGCGTAGACGACATTGAAGAATCAACTGATGACGAAGGCGATACGTCCGAGGACGCCGCAGACGTAGAAGAAGATGAACTCGATGAAGAGCTAGACGAGCAGGAAAGCGACGACGAAGCGGATGACACGGACGAAGAGGGCGAGGCAGATGAAAGCCAGCCCGAACCAGACGACAAAGAAACTCAGCGTCTCAAGTCTTGGGAAGGGCGACTTAAGGCCGAAGAAACCCGAATCAAGCGCGATCGTGAAGAGTGGGAACGTCGTCAACAAGAAACCTACGCAAACAAAAACGATGGGGATAACCCCGATCAGGATACTGATAACAGCCCTGACGAGTTTGAATCAGAGTTTCCAGAGTTTGCCCAGTATGCAAAGCAGCAAGCTGTGGCGCAGACAAAACCGCTTCAAGACAAGCTAACTGCTTACGAGCAAGAGAAAGCTCAACAGCAGGCCGAAGCACACACCAATCGAATCAAAGCGTCACACCCTGATGCGTTCGATGTTGCCCAAAGCCCCGCATTTGATGAGTGGATCGAAAACCAACCATTCAAAGTCGCTCAGCAATACATCCAAGTGAAGCAACAAGGCACTGCAGACGAAGTGATCGCCATGCTCGATGACTTCAAATCCCAATCAACTAAGCCCAAACCAAAGCCAACACCACCATCAAGCGTGAAAACTCGACGAACAGCGAAGCCAAAAGGCCGTGTAGCGAAGAGTGACTTTGATGGCGCTTGGGATGAGGCGACCAGTTAAAGGTAAATAACTATGAAATACGGTGATATTTCTCCACGTACCGCGGCGCATGTGTCTAAAGACCTACTAGAGCGCGGTGCACCATACATGTGTTTAGAATTGTTTGGTCAGTCTAAGCCACTGCCAGCCAATTCAACGCAATCCATGACGTTCCGCCGCTACGAAGCGTTGGACCCAACCCCCAAAGTGCTAGCGGAAGGTGTAACGCCTTCTGGCAACACGCTAACCAAGACAGATATTACAATCCAAACACAGCAGTTTGGTGACTGGATTGAGCTGACTGACGTGATTGAAGACACACACGAAGACCCAGTGTTGAGTGAGTCAGTTGATGTGCTTGGTGAGCAAGCTGGCGAAATGCTTGAGCTGATCCGCTACGGCTCACTTAAAGGAGGTTCAACAGTGTTTTTCGCAGGTTCGGGTGTGACAACTCGTGCAGGCGTTAACACTAAGATGACTCGTGCACTGCAGCGTAAAGTGACGCGTTTCCTGAAAGCGCAGAAAGCGAAGAAGATCACTAAGAAAGTGTCAGCGTCGCCTAACTTCTCAACAGAGCCAGTTGCGCCGTCTTACATCGCTATCTGTCACACGGACGTTGAAGGCGATATCCGCGATATGGAAGGCTTTGTGCCAGTCGAGAAGTACGGCTCAGGCATGACACCGTATGAAGGTGAACTAGGTAAAGTGGAAGATGTGCGTTACCTGGCATCCCCAATTTTCAACCCGTTTGCAGATGCTGGTGCAACGACATCAGACAAGCTTTCTACGTCTGGTACGAATGCCGATGTTTACCCGATCCTGTTCTTGGCAGCGAACGCTTACGCAAACGTGCCATTCAAAGGTAAGCACGCAGTCACGCCAATGGTGGTGAACCCTAAACCGGCGAACGGCGACCCGCTTGGTCAGCGCGGCTCAGTGGGTTGGAAAACTCGTACAGGTACAGTCATCTTGAACGATCTATGGATGGCACGTGTTGAAGTGGCTGCGTCAGAAGACTCTGGCGCGTAAAGCAAACTAAACCCATAAAGGCTCACTGATGTGGGCCTTTTTTTATGTCTAACGAAAGGTAAACCATCATGGCGACATACACTAAAACGCAATTGCAGTCCTTAACAGAAGATGAGTTGGTACAGCTTGGTGAAGATGAATTCAATCTTGAGCTAAACACCGACATGCTTAAAGCAGACATTGTGAATGAAATTTGGGATGCGATTAAAGCAGCCAAAGACAGTGCGCGCGATGCACAAGCTAGTCTCGATGCAACGCCAGCTGCAGACAAAGAAAAAGTAAAGATCACCGTTGCTCGTGGTGGTGAAAATGATCCTGACTACATTACACCAGCCATCAATGGTCGTGTTTGGCAGATCAAACGTGGTGTAGAGGTAGAAGTACCTAAATTTGTGGCGCGTCATATTCAAGGCTTAACCCAGACCGTTTACAAGCCTGTCATTGAAGACGGCAAAGTGACTGGCAAAAAAGCCGAAGAGGTTAGCCGCTACAACGTGCAGGTAGCTATCTAATGGCGGCGCTGGCTGAGTTTCGCATTGATGTTGCACACGACGTGCCGCAATGCCCAAACCTTTTTATTGATCGACAGTTGATCCATGTTGCCATTGAATTTTGTCGTGAGACCACTCTCGCGGAACCGCCAGCGCTAAACGCCACAGAGTTGCCTGACGAGTTACTAGGCTTTATCGAAGGCATTGCACACGGAGCCAAGGCGCGACTCTTTGCCATGCCTGACAAACCATGGACGCAAATTGCTTTAGTCGATTACCACCAACACCAGTACAACAACGCCAAAGCAGACGCAAAAGCGGCTGTGATCATTGGTGATCTAACCACCCCGTTAACCATTGAATCTAAGCCGTTTGGCTTCTAGGAATAACCATGGCAACTACACGAGTAGTGGACGTGATCAAGCGCGTCCAGCGTATCTGTAACGATAAGACCGGCATTGTCTGGCCTGAGCTTGAATTACTCCAAGACTTTAATGATGCAATTAAAGATATTGTGTTGCGTCGTCCTGATGCCAGCACGGTGAACGTGTTTTTAGATTGCGTGGCTGATTCGAGTAAACAGACTCTACCAAGTGACGCACTTCGTTTAATCGATGTGATGCGAAATAAAGACGGCAATGTCATTACTAAAATGGATCGTTTCATGCTAGACACTACCCGTCGTGATTGGCACCAAAGCACACCAACGCTTGAAATCGAGCACTTTGTTTATGATGAGCGTGATCCAAAGACGTTCTACTTGTATCCGCGCCCATCTAATGACGGCACTGAACCGCATCAAATCGAAGTCGTGTACTCAACTTGTCCACCAGCCATAGAGATTCCAGAAACGGACATCAAGGATGGTAGCGACACAACCGCGATCCCACTGGACGACACGTACACCAATGCCATCATCGATTTCATGTTGTACCGCTCATACAACAAAGACTTGGGCTCTGCGGGTAACGCTAACCGTGCCGCAGCTCATTATCAAACCTACGGCAATGCTTTGGGCGTAAAACTCCAAGCTGATGCCATGATTTCAACAGCGGGGTAACGGCAAATGGCATGGCCTACGTACACAGCTGATGTAACTCAGAACAGTAATCAGATCAAACTCTATGGCGCAGTCCCTGCGTCAGACATCCCATTGGGTGATGAGGTAATCGTTTATGGAGCAACGGTTACGGCAAACCTAGAAGTCGCAAGTGGTTCCGCCATCATGTATGACGGAAATGGTTCACCGTATTCATTCCTGTACTTGGCTCGCCCTTACACCGGCCAAAGTTCTACAGGTGTTGAAGTTGTCATCAAGCCAACTGGCTCACTTGCGCGTGATATCGTAGAGATTTTCCGAAAAGGTACAGATCAGTCTAACCAGCTAATGTCGAACTACCATCAGTTCGCAGAAGGCACAACGCCTATTACCCATCAACCTCTAGATGAGAATGCCGATCCTTTAAGCATTAAAACGCTCCCAATGATGGAGCAGGAAGTGGACACCTTTGTGTCTCAGGCTATCAGTGAAAAAAACTCTACACTTAGCGCCCTCACCGCCGATTACGAGTCTAAAAAAGCCGAGCTGACGATCATCGTCCGCGACGCTTTTCGCGACTCCGTGGAAAAAGCCTCTGGTGGTCGAAACACCGTAATCTACGATGCTTTAGGCAACCCAAACATTATGGTCGTCGTGCCGCGATTCAATTACGAGGACCTGCCAGACATTGGCCTAAACCTCGGCACAGGCACTCCGACAGCGTTTTTAACCAACGGCGTGCCGCGCTCTGAGATCCTAATTGGCAAGTATCAGGAATCAAACCTCGGTGGCGGCACTGCGTCGATCGGCGGTGCAGTGCCGCGCAACTATGTAACGTTTGATCAAGCGAAAACGTACTGCATCCAAAAGGGCGCCGGCTGGCATTTGATGAGTCAGCACGAATGGGAGGTGATCAAGTTTTGGTGCATCGCTAATGGAACAATCCCCCTCGGCAATACGAATTGCGGCCGC